TGTTTAGAACTGAAACAGAAATGAGATTTTCTGTATTGTCAGATAATAAATATCCTACTAAAGCTGCAAAATACTGGCAATCTGTTAGAGAACAAAATACTCACTTTGAAAATTTAGTTCACTTATCTTTTGATGCTAGAAAAAATGACATAGAGATAGAAAAATTAGAAAGAGATATGAAAAAAGAAAAAGATCCATTAGAAAAAAAATTAAAACGTGTTGAGCTAGAAGAGAAATTATATGCAAAAGCACAGATGGAGTTAGTTGCTAAACATAGAATGAGAGAAGTCGCTACTTGGTCTAAACTTAAAAAAGAATTTCACGATAATACTTTTGACGACCAAGATGTTAACACACATCAAGCTAAATCATATTTATTAAGATTACAAAGACAGAAAGAAACAATCACACCAGGCACATCACAACCAGAAGTCTTTAATGTATTAGGACAACTAGAAGCTTTAGAAAAAGGCTTAAAAG